GATCAGGTCAGCGCAGCGACGTTGACTGTGACTGCAGAAGCTCTCGAAGACACCGCATTCGGTCAGACTTCACGCACCATGACTGCAGGTTTGTTCAGCAACTCATTGACCTTGACCGTGTACGCATCGTACGCATCATCAGAGTCGTACGCAGTTCTTGCACCGTTGCTCGGCACCAAGTGCACCGTCAAAGTAAACCCAACAAGCGCCGCTGATTCGGCAACTAACCCAGGCTTTATTTTGACAGATACTTATTTTTCAAGCCTGCCTGTCGTGAACGCGTCCTTGGGAGAACTTAGTGTTTACGAGATCGAGCTCCAGGGGGGCACGTACTCGGTTGACACAACCGCATAATCAACGGCTCCAAGCCGACATAGGAGACACATGAAGATCAAGTTGCAGTTAAAGCGCACGGCCGACAGCGCCCCAGAGTATTACTACACAAACCTGTTTGTGGTTACTGAATGGGAACGGCTTGAACGTCGCAACATTCAACAGCTTTCTGCAAACCCGTTGTACTCGGATTATGCCTGCTGGATGCACACAATTTTGAAGATTAAAGGCGAGCAAGTTGGTGACAACTGGCGCGAATGGTTAAGCAAAAACCCTGACATCGACATTTTGCCGGTACTGGACGAGACAGACCCAAACCCTACGGACGCGGCACCTACCGCCGCCAATTAGCAGAAGTTTTGGTCGCGGTCGGTTGGTGGCCCAGCGACATTGCGTTTGACTCACGGGACTTGACAACGGTCATTAAAGTGCTTAACGAGGCAAACAAAAAACGGAGATGACGTGAACCAAGTGTCAACAAAGATTGAGGTCGTCGGGCTTAAAGAAGCCTTAAAGACGCTCAACAAAATTGACAAATCTTTGCGCCGTGAAATCACCAAGGATTACAAGAAGATCGTTCAGCCTGTTATTGACGACGCCAACAAGCTTGTGCCCTCGAATGTTCCGCTATCTGGTATGGCGCGCAATTGGAGCACTCGATCAGGGTTCAAGATGTTGCCGTGGATACCAGGCATGAAGCAGAAGATTGCTGCCAAGATCAACACGCGGAACATCAAGGAATACGGCGGAAACAAGTCAAATGTCGGCACGTTTGCGATTCAATGGCAAGGCGCTACTGGCACCATGTTTGACATGTCTATGGCTGGCGCGTTAGGCCGCGCATTAAGTGAACGCTACGGTGATCGTTCGCGAGTAATGTGGAAAGCGTACGAGCAACGCGAAAACGATGTCATGTCCGAGATGGAGCAGTTAGTGAAGCGCGTCATGAGCGAAGCGAATAGAGAGACTGCATAATGGCAATCAATATCCCGATCATCAGCGAGTTTGACGGCACAGGGGTAAAGAAGGCTGTCAAACAGTTCCAGCAGCTTGAGACAGTCGGCGAAAAGGCACAGTTTGCTATTAAGAAGGCGGCGATTCCTGCAGCTGCGGCGCTTGGCGGTTTGGCTGTAGCGCTTGGAGATGCCACACGCGCCGCAATGGAAGACCAGCAAGAGCAGGCCGCGTTAGCGCTCACTTTGCAGAATGTGACTGGGGCTGGCGCCGCACAAACCGCGCAGGTTGAGAAACAGATCAGCGCAATGAGTCGAGCGTCTGGCGTTGCCGATACCGAATATCGCAAGGCATTAGAAGCGCTTGTGCGCGGCACTAAAGATGTTGGCATTGCCATGAACGACATGAACCTTGTCATGGACATCAGCACGGCCACCGGCATGGATTCTGCCAGCGTTGCTGACGCGCTCGCCAAGGCATACCAGGGCAACTTTAAGGCGCTCCGATCATTGAGCCCAGAGATGTCAACGATGATTAAAGAAGGCGCAAGCCTGAACGAAGTCATGGACGTGCTTGGCGGAACCTTTGGCGGTGCTACAGCAACCAGCGCCGAAACCGCTGCAGGCAAAATGAAGATTCTTAAAAACTCAATTGGCGAAACCAAAGAGTCAATCGGTGCGGCGCTGTTGCCTGTGCTCGAAGCCGTCCTGCCTGTGCTCAACGAGTTCGCTGCATGGGCTCAAGACAACCCGCAAGCATTCTTGGCTATCGCTGCCGCAATCGGTCTAGTCGCAGCTGCAATCGTCGCCACAAACATTGCTATGGCGCTCAACCCGTTTGCCCTGATTGCTGCAGGCGTCGCGCTACTCGTTGCCGCGCTAGTCGTTGCGTACAACAAGTTTGACTGGTTTAAGACTGGAGTCAACGCAATCATCAACGGCATCCTTGGCGCATTCGAGTCGGTGGTCAACGGTGCGATCATGATGGTCAACGGCATTATTCGCGCCTACAACGCCATCCCAATTGCGCCAGACATCAACACCATTGCCCACGTCAACCTGCCAAGCATCGGTGGCAACTCGGCCACACAAGCAGCAAGTCGCATGAACCTACCGCGCATGGCCGAGGGTGGCATTGTTAGCTCCCCTACTCTTGCGCTGATCGGTGAAGCAGGCCCAGAAGCCGTAGTGCCGTTAGACCGCATGCAAACTGGTGGCGGAATAACAATTAACGTCACAGGCGGGCTTGCTACTAGCGCCGAGATCGGTGAGTCGGTCGTTAACGCTTTGCGCGCTTATTCGCGTTCTGCTGGGCCGTTGCAGTTACAGGTGGCGTAATGCCAGGCGTAGCAGTTGTTGACTCGGGCAATTATGACCTGCAGATCGCCACAGGATTTCAGGTTGACGCGTTTGTCCTAGACGATGCTGTAAAGGGCGTACTGAACAACACCGAGTATGTGCTGGACGGCACAACCGAGTTTGCCGATGTAATGGACTCGACTATCAGCGTCAACGTGCGGCGCGGTCGCCGTGACGTGGGCGATCAATTCAGCGCTGGCACAATGACGTTTACTATTCAAGACGTGGACGGCATTTTTAACCCGTTTGACGAAAACAGCCCATACTACGACACCGCAGAATCTAAGCCAGGTCTTGCCCCATTGCGTCAAGTGCGTTTAATTCGGTACAGCTCAACCAATGTTCCTGAGTCAATCTTTTCTGGTTTCGTTATCAATTATGATTATAATTTTGCGCTCGGCGGTCTGGACACCGTGACGGTCTATTGCGCTGACCAGTTCTACCTACTCGCACAAACCTACCTAGACGAACTAAACGTCACCGCCGAAACATCAGGCGAACGCATAGAAACCGTCTTAGATCTACCAGAAGTAGATTTCCCTGCAGGCGCTCGAAGCATCGCCACGGGTACCGTCAATCTCGGCCACGACAGCAACTACACCGTGCCGGCAGGAACTAACGCTTTGCAATACTTAACCCAAATCAATGACACCGCGGAGTTTGGCAGATTGTTTATGTCACGCGCGGGGGTCTTGACCTTTCAGCCGCGTGTGGGCAATACGTTAAGCGCGCCTGTAGCCGATTTCCATGATGATGGCACTAATTACAAATACGATGGCGTTGGCATTTCTTTTGAGGCTGACTCGGTAATTAACCGCGCGGTCGTAACAGGGTTAGACGGCAAAACCGCTACCGCCACCGATGCAGGGTCTATCGCAACATATTTCATTCAGACAACAAGCATCACAAACAGCCTGCTACATGAGCAAACAAGCATTGATGACGCTGCCGACTATTTGCTTAACCCAGAGCCCGAACCGCGCTACACGTCCGTGGCAACCAAATATCTGATGCTGACCACAGCCCAAAAAGACACCCTGGCAACCGTGGACATTGGCGACACCATCAGCGTAGAAAAGACGTTTCCTAGCGGTATCGGCACAACCCAGTTGGCTCAAGAGCTGTCAGTCGAGGGCATCGAGCATCGGTTGGATTTCAGCACAGGCCACAGCGTCCTGTACAGCACCGCGCCAACAACGATCGTGTACGAATTGATATTGGACGATGCCGTGTATGGCACGATTGACACAACGAATGTTTTAGGATAATTACGCTATGCCCGTTTCAAACTTTACCGCTGGCCAAGTTTTGACGGCTGCAGAACTCGACACACTTAGGAGCGCGCTCGGTATGACTATTCCAGATTTTGTTGCAGGTCAGGTGCTAACTGCTGCACAACTTAATGAACTCGTTGACGTTGCAAACAACCCTATCTATGGCGCGGGCACAGGTGGAACAGGTGTCACAAACGTGACAATAAGCGGTGTTGATTATGCTTACACGTCTTTTACATCGACAGGCACGTTTACAAACACAAAAGCGGGTTTGTTTGATGTTTTAATTTTTAGCGGTGGTGGTGGCGGTGCTGGCGGTACATCTGGCGGTGGTGGCGCAATTGGAGGCGGTGGTGGTGCTGGCGGAGTACTACAAGCAACCGTTTACCTTAACGCAAACCAAACCGTAACAATCGGTGGTGGTGGCGCTGCAAACGCAACAGGTTCGTCATCAAGCCTTAACAACACTTCTCGAGCATTGTCAGTTGCTGGTGGCGGTCAGGGTGCAGGTTTTTCTGCTGCAGTAGTTTTTAGCACGATGGGCGGTTCTGGCGGTGGTGGTGGGTATGCCGGCAACACGGGCAGGCCGTCAATGGCGCCAAGCGTAAGCGGTTTTGCTGGCGGTAACTCTGCATCAGACGCAAACGGTGGTGGTGGTGGCGGTGGAGCGACAGCAGTAGGCAATAACGGTGTTACAACAACAGGCGGCGCGGGCGGTGCAGGTTACGACGTCAGCGCGTTTATTGGTGGAAGCTCATTGTTTAAGTCTGGTGGTGGTGGTGGCGGTGGAACAACAGGCGGCGCTGGCGGTTCGTCCGTTGGCGGTGCCGGTGGTACTAACAGCGCTGGAGCATCAGCATCAGCAAACACGGGTGGTGGTGGTGGTGGCGGTTCTGCTAACGCGGTAAACGCTGGCGGTGCAGGCGGTTCAGGCATTGTTTACATTCGATGGAAGGTTTAGATATGGCACATTTTGCATTAGTGACAGACAGCATTGTTGAAGAAGTAATTGTTGTTGCCAACAGCGATTGCAACGATTTGCCGTTCCCAGACAGCGAACCAGTTGGCCAAGCGTATATTGCATCATTGGGCATTCAAGGTGACTGGTTGCAAACAAGCTACAACGGCAACTTTCGTGGAACTTACGCAGGAATTGGATTTACTTATGACGCATCCCTTGGCGAATATGGACAATTTTTAGCACCAGTATTTGAACAATGAAATGGCGTCACTTTATTGGCTACGCCGCGCTAATTGCGGTCGTGTTGTGGGGTTGCGCGGGCTGTTCTGATCGTGAACGCACAAATTGCATTCGCACAAAAAACAAAGCTCTGACATTGACAACAGATATGCAGATCGGTGGTGGTCGCTGTGGCTAAATACACAAACGATGAAATCAAAGCTCGACTAATCCTTGTCGTCGGCATCGGTCTCACACTTGCTTTCGTTGGCTCAATTTTTACACTTTTATACGGATTGCTATTTGTCGTACAGCCGCTCGAACAGGCCCCAAACGACGCTGAAGCATTCTCTGTGCTCAACCCAATGCTCATGACCTTGTCAGGCGGTCTTATAGGCTTACTTGCATCCAACGGATTAAAGAACAAATCAAAGGACGGAAACGATGAAGGCTAAAGACAAAGCAATGCTCGCCAGTTACCTGCGATCTGTAGTTGGCGCGCTCATCGCCGTGTATTCCACAGGCACCACAGACCCACGTGACTTTGGCAAAGGCGCAATTGCTGCAATTATCCCACCATTGCTCCGCTGGGTAAACCCTAAAGATGCAGGTTTTGGGCGTGTCAACAGCCAAAGCTAATCCGAACGCGCGACCTTACACGGGAAACAGCGACGGCGCATCCGCTGGCCCACGTGCCGGCATGAACGAGTGGATTAAGCAAGCAATCGCAGCATCAAATAACGCTGTTTGGAATAACGGCTCTTGGGGTGTGCGCGACATGCGCGGCAACCCTGGCTCATTGTCAGTTCACGCAACTGGAAGAGCGTGGGACGCCAGCTACCGAAAATCGGAAAGACACCCAAATGCAGGTCGCCTAAATGCTTGCTCATTTATTGACGTTGTAGTTGCTAACGCAAACACGCTCGGTGTTGAGTGCATCCTTGATTACATGCCCGAAAAATTCGGACGCGCATGGCGCTGTGACAGACAGGCTTGGAAGAAATACAGCAAGCCAACAATTCACGGCGCACCAGGTGGCGACTGGTTCCACATCGAGATAACCCCACAGGCCGCCGACTCTGTGATCTTCGTAAAAGCCGCATTCTTAAAGGTGTTCGGGGAAATCCCACCTAAGGCTTGATCTATGTTCTAGGGTCGGAGTACCGACAAAAGGACAGGCAATGACTGACCCCCAGATATTTGATTACAGCGTCTATACGGGAGTGATGGACAACGGCCAAGAAATCTTGGTTCAGATATTTACCAGCCCAGAGTCGGGCAAGTTCCTACTGGGACAAATCGCATTCAGAACGCTCACCTCAAGTTGGGGTCAGCCCATACCTTTGGAGAAACGATGAACTATTTTGCAGAAAAAATCATTGGGCTAGTGCTTTGTACGGTCTTTGGCTTTACGGTCGCTGTGGGGGCTCCTGACGCGTCTGGCGCCACTCCTGACACCATCGCCCTAGCGCCCTATCTGATAGAGGCAAGCACCACCACGTCTAGCACATCGTCAACAATCTTTATTGACCCGTACAGCTCGGCTTGTGAGCAGTTCAGCGCGCTTGCCATAAACCTTGGCTGGCCTGCAGATCAACGCACCGTGCTTGAATCTGTGATGTGGCGTGAATCAAATTGCACACCAAACGCATACAACAGCAAAGACCCCAACGGCGGGTCGCGTGGCCTCATGCAGATCAACGGATTCTGGACACCATGGCTCACGGACCGCG